CCACCAGTTGCCAAAGCTTCCCACATTTGAGTATAACTCATTTGTGGTTTGGGCTCCTCTCAAGTACCATTAATTATGTTTTCCATTACATCTTTATTAATAGATTTTTGGAATCATAATTGCATTCCTTTTGGAGATAATGATGATTCTACTGTCGCAGAACCATACATGATTTCCTCAAGTGAATTGATATTTGAGAAACCAGTTTCTAAACTTTTACCAATAGTAAGTAATTTGTCATATTTTTGACGTTCCTTACTATAGATTTTATCAACATCAATGATGTTAAGATCTTGAGAAAGTTCTGAAATTTCTTCAGTACCTTTCCATTTCTTACATCTTGTTTTGATATCCTCTATATAGTTGTAAAGTCCAACAAAAGTAGGATAATTTATTAAATTATTTCTATTTTTGTCATCATAACTTTCTATTATTTTAGTCTGTCATGATGATACTTTACCTATATTGGAAGATAATAGTTTACCTAATCCAGTGCTAAGGATCTTCGAGATTTCTTGAAGACTGTCCTCAACACTTGGTATCATATACATATCACTAGTAATATTTCTAGTAAATATGTTTCTGATATTTTGGTCATTTCCATAACCAAAAATTATATCAAGTAAACTACTAAAAGTTAAAATTCTTTGGTGTATTAAATTATATCTTCTTACAGGAAAGTATTTTTTCTTCCCTTTAATTAGATATAAATTTTTATACAACATACTGAGTGAACCACATAAACTGACATTAGAAAGATATAGGTTTTTCTTAATTTTGAAAAAATCATATAATATAGTGAAAACTATATATGGATTTTTAAAATTATGAACTATACCTCTAATGGGAATACCGGTTACTTCTACTCCTCCCTTGATTCATCTCTTAGCAAATTCATAAGTATCATTTGATACATGTGTCTTTGTTAGAGAGATATCAACACCTAGCTTATTAATTATTTTTATATAATTTTTGGCGACATCATCATTTTTAATGACGATATCATCACCAAGAATTATATACTGTGTAAAATTATCTATTCCAGATAATTTTGCAGCATAATGAACAACTAGATGGTGGGCAAGAGTAAAACAGATTCAAGAGGAATAAGTTCCCATTGGTTGGCCAACAGCATATTTTATGCTTTGTCCATCCAGTGTTAGGAAATTTATTTCTCCAAGTCTTTTATTTCAAGCCATTGCATATTCATGTTTATACATGGATGACAATAGTCTTGCTTGTAAAAGTCTTGGGAATCTGTCAGTAGCAGAACTTAAATCTAGTGATCAAAACTTATGATGATTATCATCCCATTGATGATATGGATTCTGAGTGAAAGTTCTATCACAATTAAAATGTTTAATTTTCTTAAAACATTCATTGTGTAACTTTCTTAGAGCTAATTGTGTATAGTAATCTACTATTGCAATTACCCTAAGTTTACCCTCAGGATCTTTAATAACTGAAAGTTTTCCAAGACAACTATGTTTTGGTTTAAACTTTTCATTATTATTTCATCAATAAGTAAAAGCTTTAGAAACATAATCTATTCCTTCAGGAGAAAGAAGGTTAAATAAACCTTGTAATGAAGCATATGAATAATTTGAAAAATTATTTAGTGCTGTATTACTTGCTTTCCCCTGTGGTCCTCCTTTAACTGATAAATAAATATCCTTTAATGAGAAGACCATGTCAGATTCATTAATAGTTAGTTTGTTTATTTTAACAAACTCTTTAATGAATCCAGTTGGAATAGTATAGTTAGATTTTTGAGGATTTGTAATTGAACTAGTATCAAGATTTTTCATTTTCTTCTTTAATTGATATTTATTTAGATCTAATGACCTATTAAATATCAATAAAGTAAGAACATATGATATTCCTGATCTAGAATCAATTCTATCCTTCAAGAATAGGAGCTTCTTTGGTCAACCATCAACTGTGGATATACCAAAATTATTTACTAATAATGGTGATCCACAGATATATCTTGTACAAATTAAACGTATATTTTTCATATACTTTATTGCACCAGATATATTATGATGCTTAATTAAATGCTGATATAGATACAGCATTTTCTTAAAGTCATCATTTTGATGTTTATGTGGGAAGAAAATAAAAGTTAACCTTTTGGTTATTTTTATAAAATTCCTTAACATAATATTTTTTAATAATGTTACTGTTTATACAGTTGTAATCGAACTGTTCAGTTAGCACTCCTCAGATTCTGAGGGCTAACTAAAACCATAGAGATAAGGATTCTAACCTAGTCTTTCAACAGCTCCAACCAAAATCTAATGATTGGAGGGCCTATGGGCCACAGAAGTCTACATTATTA